TGACACTCTCGGTTGGCTTGTTTTGTCACAAGCACCTCGCCCACTGCCAGAAGTGGGACAAGTCACTCATGTTGAAATGGGTGCAGTGGTTTATCGTCAAAAAGAGGTACTGGACAGTAGTTCGGGATGGCGAGTTGAAAGGGGTAGCCCTTGTCCGATTTGTGGATGATGAAGAAGGTTGCCGCAAGGATTACACTGATACAGGGGGGAAAGTTTGTTTCGTAGATGCTACAGTGGCTAAAGGCGAAGGGGTTATGAAAGAACTTTACACAAAGATGTTTAATGATATGGGGCATCGGGCAGACACAATGGCTTGGGTGCGGCCAAAACATAACGATAAAATAGTTTGCGTTCCTATGGAACGCGCAAGGAGAAGATTAATAAAGGGATAATACTATGGGTAAATCGTCACCACCTCCACCACCAACCCCTCCGTCTGCTGCGGAGATTTCTGCGGCTAACACCGATTCAGCAAGAGCGATGATGAAGCTGCAACGCGCAATGCAGTTTGGCGAGGAGATGATGAAGGACGGGTATCTTCGTCAGAAGACAGATATTCCAGAGGGAGGGAAACCCGTACACACTTATCAAGATGTTAGGACTTACGGCCCGAAGGAGATTCAGATTCCTACGGTTGATGGTGGCCATAACTTAACAGTTAAGGCAGACGGAACAGTGGACGTCGGGAAGCTGCCGAACAGGTACACTTATAATGAGACTCACAAGGACAAAATATTAAACGAATATTACGAGAGTCTGGATGGGAAGCATTGGCATGATTTCTTGGAAGGCAACTCTCCGAAAGGCAAAGAACTCAAAGCCCAACATGGCGCTTGGCTTAATTACAAGATAACTAATAACAAAAAAATTGGTAAACAAAGTATATCCAACAAAATTAAATCCATAACTGGATGGGAGACACCTGACGGTAAGATTCATACAGCGAATATCTACTATAAGATAGCTGATGACGGAACGAAGACAGAGGTAACTAGGGAAGAGGCACTGGACACTGACTTCACCGGAATGGGGGATACCGACCTTGCTCAAAAGCAATGGGAGTTTGAGAAGGAAACCTCACCGGAAAGAACGCAGTTCCTGCTGGATCAAATGAAGCAGTTCGGGCCGGAGTTCATGGAGCAAGCAAGAGACTTGGTTGAGCGCAGTGACCCCACCGGATTCGCCGCAAGAGAATTACTCGGAAAGTTGGCACAGGAATATCAGCCAGCAGATGTCCCTGAAGGGCCAGCAATGGAACAGTTTGGTGAGGTTGCTGCTGCTGAAAGGCTTGCTGCTCCTCCCACGCTTGGTGAAGTAGCTTATACTCCTGAATACGAGAAAGCAGGTGAGCTGGGTGGATTAAGCAGGTTGGGAGGCACTCCAACCTACCTTGAATCAGAGTTAGGTGGCCCCGCTTACGAGAGAGCCGGAGAGCAGGAAGCTCTGCGTAGGGTGGGTGAAGCCCCGCAGTTTGCGGAGTTAGACACCTACGGCCCTGACTTGGAACAGGCTTCAGCAATGAATGCGCTACAGAGGCTTGGAGAGTTCGGCGGGATGGAACGTGCTGGAGAGTTGGGAGGGTTGGAGCGTGCTGGAGAGATGGATGCCCTTACCAGATTAGGGGCAACCCCCACCCTTCGTGAACTTGACGGTGGCCCTTCACTGGAACGGGCTGCTGCAATGGATCAGCTTGAACGATCTCAAGCTGCACCCAGCCTTGAGAGGTTGGAAGATATTCCTGAAATAACTGTTGACCCAACTTCCCTAGCCGGAAGAAGGTACGCTGAACAACAGTTTATTGATCGCGCACAGGAAGGGAGAACCTCACAGCTTATGGCTGATGAAGCCAGAAGGGTTGCGCGAGGCAGAGCGGCTGCAGCCGG